AACGTTGCATTGATGTGGTGCATATCGCCCACGTAGAGGGCGAAATTAGTGTGGTTTATGGCGCGGCAGGCTTAGGCAAAACTAAAGCATTAAAACAGTATGTCAACCAAAACCCGGAAACGATTTTTATTGAAGTTGAGCCAAGTTGTAGCCCGAAAGTGTTGCTGAAAAACCTCTGCCATCAGTTGGGGTTGAACGAAGTCGGGGCAAACCATGAATTGTTTACCCGCATCACCGAAAAACTGGGGGAAGGTCGCTTAATTATTGTAGATGAAGCGGAATTGTTAAGCACGAAAAGCCTGGAATATATCCGCCGAATCCATGACTTGACGGGTTGCGGTGTGGTGCTTGCCGGTATGCCTCGCCTACTGGTGAACCTGAAAGGTAAATATGGCGAATTGGCGCAACTTTATAGCCGCGTGGGTTTGGCTTGCGACTTGGGCAACCAGTTAAGTGAGGACGACATTCACAGACTAGCCGAGAACGGCTTAGGCACGGACGAATTTAACGACATTTTATTTAAAGCCAGCCACGGGAATGCGCGTCGTTTAACCAAGTTAATGCGCGGTGTGATCCGTGTGGCGGAAATGCACGGTAAGCAGATTGACGAGAAGTTAATCAACTCTTACGCCGGCATGTTAATCCATTAATCAAAAGGAGACCAAAATGAGCGAACAAATGAACCGCGTAGCGTATGCGTTAAGACGCGAAGGCGTGCAAATCGTCGAAAGCAAAGACGGCCGTTTTCCAAAGATGGTGATTTTAAACCCAAGCCGTCGCTTAAAAGCCAAAGGTGTGAAGATGACCACGTTTAGAAACGGGGTACATATTGAGAGAACCGTGGCAACCGAACAAGGCGTCATGGTTTATTGGTAAGGGGGTTGAATGCCGAAATATCGTCAAATCTACGCCGTTTACCGCGGAGAAGAGAATCTAGGCGACGGCACGGCGGATGAATTAGCAAAGAAATTTAACATACAAAAGAAAACACTGTATGCGATGGGGTCGGAAGCGATACTCAAGCGCAACAAAGGCAACAGATTAATCGTTATTAAATTAGACAAAGAAGAGGTTTAACTATGGCAAAAGTAACAATCGAAGGCAAAACCTACTGGCGTGACGCAACAGGCACGCTTACCCCGGAAGAACTGGTGCGTGATATTGACAAACATCGCGATGAAATGGTGACCGAGTGGGTGGAAAAAGGCAAAGCGTTAAATCGCCAAATGGGCGAGTTTAAAGACGGCATTTTTGGCGACATTGGGGCGTTTATTGAGCTTTCCGCCGAGAAATACGGCGCGAAAGTGGGTGGCAACAAAGGCAATGTGACGCTGTTTAGTTATGACGGCAAATACAAAATCCAACGCGCCATCAATGAAAGCTTGCAGTTTGACGAGCGCATCCAAGCGGCCAAAGTGTTGATTGATGAATGCTTAAACGAATGGAGCGAAGGCTCACGCCCTGAGTTGAAAGCCTTGATTGAGCGGGCATTTAACGTGGACAAAGAGGGCAACCTCAACACCTCCCGCATTTTAGGCTTACGCCGCGTAGAAATCCAAGACCCGCGCTGGTTGCGCGCCATGCAAGCGATTAGCGAAAGCGTGCAAGTGGTGAGCAGTAAGGCGTATGTGCGGATGTATGAGCGCGTTGGCGACAGCGACAAGTATGTGCCGATTCCGTTAGATGTGGCGGGGGTTTAGATGGAGATGACCTATAACGAATTGTCCGAACTGGCCGTGGAAGTGGAACGTGCAGGCGATTTGAGTTATGCCGCTACGATTTGGGAAAAAGCCGCATTAGTGGCAAAAAATCCCGAAAACCAAAACTGGGCAGAATGCCGCAAAGAGTTTTGCCAGCATTGGTGGGCAAGACTTAAGAAAAAAGGAAAAAAAGAGACCGCACTTAACGAATAAAGCCTATTTACAGCCCATTCAAATCTCCCCTAACCCCTCTTTACGAAAGAGGGGGATTTAAGTGGGCTGAATAATGAGTTTTAGTACAACAAACAAAGGAGCAAAAAATGGCTAAATATCTCGTCAGACTCTGCTGCACGGTAGAGGTGCCTGTAGAGGCAGAAAATATGCAACAAGCGATGGACGCTTGCGATCTGAATAACAATGACCTAAACCAAATGCCACATATCATCAAAGAAGTGTATGACGTGGTTGAGGTTGAGCCGGTGCTGTCCAAGGGGGATGAATACGATGATTGAAAAAGAGAGAAAGTCACATGTGACTATCCAACTGGCACAGATTATTGAGCAGTTGGAAATGGCCAAGGAAATGTGGCTGGACGATGACGATAAAGCGTGCTTGAAGTTGTTACAGACGGCGAGTAGTGAAATGAAATGTGTGGTGCGGAAGATTGTGCCAGTGTTGGGGTGAGTATGGCAGAGCTAACAGTAGAAGACCTAAAAGTTGGGCATGTTTATTCGGCAAAACGCCCTCAAACATACGGATTCCCACGTTTATTGGGAGATAGACAAATCCTTTGGATTGGGATGATTTATGACAACAAAGAAGGGTTCGTCCAGGGGGTGCAATATGACAGCCCATCGGTAAAAGATGGACGACATTATCCGAAAGTTAGCGTAACTAAATTTTTAAAATGGGCAGACGCTGACATAACAGAAATAATGCCTAAGGGCGAATGGAGATATGCAAGATGACAGAAAAAGTGCTAGATGAACACATCCTTGAGTATATCTGGGATGAAACATTAGACCGCATCGCACAAAGCACATTGGTAACTTATATCGGTGGCAGTGTTGGCACGTATAGCGATGAGCATGCGGCGAAAGATGCGGAAAGCTTTGCAATATTGAGCGTAAGCCAACTTATTGCCGGCTCCGGATTGAGCGAAAGTCAATTTAGACGACGGGTTAAAAAGCTTATAGCGCAAGGTATTTTGTTACAACGCATTGGGCCAAACAGCTTTGTGATTAACTCAGAGGTGATTAAAGACGCAGCGGTACAAGCCGCACGATGTTGGCGTGCAATCGGTGTGCCGTATGGTATGGACGGCACCGGAAAAGCCTGTAAAACCTTACCTATTAACGCCCTACCGAGAAGCATTTTTGAGTTAAAGACAAATTGTTATCGGATTTTGAGATCTGAATATCCAATTTATAAAGGAAAAGGAGTAGAAAATGAGCAATGAAATAACCCAAAAAGTCCGCATGACAATCGAAGTTGAAATGGACGACTACCAACGTGATCAACTTGAAATATCAAAAAATACGCAAGTGTTAGGCGGAAATATCGTGCAATTAGACTGGGAAGGTGGGGTGTTTGACGAAGTTGATGGCTATCGAAAATTGTTTGAAGCAGTTGATTCGGATCTGATGGGTATTGCATTTGACAATATGGAGGATGAGGCCTTTATAGGCGAATTGCAACTAGCGATTAAACGGGTGGTTACACCAATTATTAAAGCAAAACGCAAAGCAATTTTGGAGGGCGAAAAATGAGTGAAAACAATGGATGGATTAAGTGTTCGGAGAGATTGCCGGAACCCCCTCAAAAAGTTCTGGTTTATACCCAAACTGGAGAAATATTTTTGAGTCCATACTTAGAAAAACTGGGGTTCAGTTGTGCGCCTTTCTTTTTGAGAATCACCCACTGGCAACCACTGCCACAACCACCGGAGGAATAGATTATGGCTAAATATTTATATCGTTATGCGCTGGAAAGCAACTTTAAAGAAGAAATTACACAAAACGATGAAGGTCTGAAATGGGAAGATGAAAGTGATTACATCGAAACCGTTGCGCGACATATCGCAAAAGCAAACATAGATGACTGGGAAATTTATGAAGACGATTGGCGAGATGTGGTTTATATCTGGAAGGATGGCGATTTTGAAAACAGAAAGCGCGTCTTAATTAAAGAGATAATTGTTTTGGATTTTGAAGCAATAGAACTGGATAAAGACGACGACCCGGACGATTTTTAAAACCCATTTACAGCCCATTAAATCTCCCCTAGCCCCTCTTTACGAAAGAGGGGAATGAGTTAGATAAAGTGGGCTGAATAATGTGTTTTAAACCAAGTTTAAAGGAGCTTTAAAAGTGAAATTATGCCGTTGCCCGGTTTGCCACAGCGACATCCACTTGGATGCGCTGTTGGAAGATGATGCGGGGCGTGAGATGTTGGGGATTATTACGAATTTACGCGGCGACAATGCCCGTGCGTTAGTGAGTTATATTGCCCTATTCCGACCTGAAAAAGCGGCGTTATCCAACGGTCGTGCGCTTAAATTAATGCGCGAAGTGTTGGATATGTATCAGCCGAGTCCGTTGTTATCCCATGCGCTCACCGAAACCGTTAGTGGCGTTATGAAAAACCGCCGAGAAACCCGAAATGTGGTGGCGCTAACCAATCATAACTATCTCAAAAAAGTGTATGAGGGGGCTAAGCCGTTGTTTGCCGTTGTACGCAATGAGCAAGGCAAAAGTGCGGTGGAAAATGCAGAAAAATTGGAAGAAGACAAGCGCACTGCCGCAATACAATACATCCAACGTTATGCGGCTATTGGACGGCTTGAATTTGTAAAACATATGCCGGAATATTTAGTTTGGAAAGCATGGAATGAGGAACAAAATGCAACCACAAACCCGTAAACAGATGATCCAAAAAGTCCACATCGGCAAAAGCATGCTGAAAATGACCGATGAACAATATAAACGCTTTTTGTTAGACACGGTGGACAAACACAGTTGCACGGTGATGACGGATGCAGAATTAATGCAGGTGCTCCGTGCGATGACAGCCAAAGGCGTGGTGTTTAGCGCGAAGAATGCCCCTAAACGTCCTGCGCCAAAGGCGGACAAGGCGCAATATTTAGCAAAAATCACCGCACTTTTAACAGAATATGGTCTGCCGCAGAGTTATGCTGACGGGATTGCTAAAAAGGCGTTTGGTGTGAATTTTGTGCATTGGCTGGAGGTGTGGCAACTGAAAAAAGTGGTGCAAATGTTGGCGGTGTATGACCGAAGAAAACAGAAAGCTAAAAATTAGTTGCATAGCAACAAATTAAGCGTAAATTAAAGGCTCCTATGGAGCCTTTTTTAATGGGGGAATTATGAAAAAAACTATCGCACTCTTTATCCTATCAATTCCTTTATTTTCGTACGCCGGCTTAACAAGCCAAGATACACCAAAATGTGAAGAGGTTGGAGATACCATAGAACAGATTTTAGATAATAGAACAAAAGAGACAGGAATTGATTTTAGTCTTAAAGATGTATTTGTAGTAAGAGAAATAAAAGAAAAGGGACAAGACAAAGACAGTAGGTCATGTTATGCACTTTTGCAAACAGAAACTTATAATAAATTAGAAATTTTATATTCGATATGGGTTGAAAACCACCGATACTTTGTCGAAATCACAGACGCCAACCCCATTATTGATGCTGAAACAATGGCAAAAAGTACCGAAGAATTACAAAACAACCTCGGTGAAGATAAATTAAAGAGCTTTGAAATGGCAAAGAAACATAGCGATATGAAAGAAGCCTGCCTCGCTTTAGAGGTTGCTAAAGGATTTTTTCTCAATGCACACAACGAGCAAAAATACCTTAAAGTTAATAATCTTTTGAAAGAAAATTGTAATAAATAAAGCACCAATCCCGCCTAGTGCGGGATTTTTTTTACCTTTTCCACTGTAGAACCCTGCTTTTTGAAATTTCCGTGCGACAATCCGTCCAAAATAGTCAAGATAGGGATGGTTTATGCGGTCTAAATTTGAAGATGTGTCTGAGTATTTGCCTGAGTCAGTGCTTGGCATGATTGAGGCTGTTGGTTTTGTAAATACCGAAAAAATAATTGCGCAATTTGGCGGGTCAACATTTAAGTTTTCTGATGGAGAGGTGTATTTTCCTAAATTAAAAGAGTTGATTGGCCCTGAAAGTGCGGTTAAATTGCGTCAATATTTTATGGGAGAAGATACTTACATTCCTCGGTGCGAATCGGCTCTACGTATATTGCGTAATGCACAACTACAAGCCGACTTGGATTTTATGACAGAAGTTGAAAAGAAAAGTATCCGTACGGCACTGTTAGAGCTTTGTCCTAAATATTCCATATCTGATCGTCAGGTATGGAAAATCCTCAAAAAATCCAGAACAACTTCAGCTCAGAATCAAGCAACATTGTTCTGATTGCGCTGAATCTCGCTAACTCCCCTTACAATCCTCTTTTTAAGACAATAAACCTCAAATCATTTTATGTTTGAGGTTTTTTTATGTCTTTAACTTTCCAACAAATTTTTGACCGCCTTATCGGACACGAGGGCGGTTATGTCAACGACCTACAAGACCCGGGTGGTGAAACCAATTGGGGTATCACTAAACGCACCGCCATGGCGAACGGCTACACCGGCAACATGAAAACCATGACACGCCAACAAGCCTACGAAATTTACCGTCGCGCATTTTGGTTGCGCTACAACTGTGAGCAAATGCCGGATGCCGTGGCATATCAATTTTTTGATGCGGCAGTGAATCACGGTTTTGGCAATGCGAGCCGTATGTTGCAACGTGCGGTTGGCGTGTTAGATGACGGCATTATCGGTAAATACTCTCTTGAAGCCATCAATCGCAATCCAATCTCTGACACGTTGATGGTGTTAAACGGCGAGCGCCTTAATTTTTACACCCGATTAAAGAACTTTGACCGTTTTGGCAAAGGCTGGGTGAATCGTGTAGCACAAAACTTGAGATATGGAGCACAAGACAATGAAGTTTAAGTTTTCAGACATTTTAGGATGGGTTTTTGATTGGTTCTGCTTGAGAGCAAAACAAACCAAATGCCGACCGCACTTTTACAGTAAAAATGCGTGGAGTTATGTCGGCAATGGCCAGATGACACCGGCATTCAAATTAATGTTGAGACTTTGCTCATGAAAAAGTTTTTTGAATTATTCACAAATGACAACGGACGCGCCAGCACCACAGGCTTTATTCAGTTTTTTGGCTTTTTAGTGCTTGCCGGTGTGCTCGTGTATTCGGTCTATCTCGGTCGTGATAATGCGACCGATCTCTATTTGTATTTTGCGTTTTTCTGCGGCGGGTCGGCAGCGACAAAAGGCGCAGTGATGGCATATCAGTCCAAACACAAACGCAATAACAATCAAAACTATCAACCACGGCAACGTCAAGAT